ACGGTGGAGCGGTCCAGCGACGAGGATATGCACCGCATCTCCGGTATCAACGAGACCGCGCTAGGCCAGGAGAGCAACAAGGCGCAATCCGGCCGCGCCTACGAGGCCCTGCAGCGCCAAGCGGTGGTCTCGGTGCAGATGTACATGGATCACTTCCGGCGCACCAAGCACCTGCTGGGCCAGCGCCACCTCCACATCATCCAGAACTACTACACCGAACAGCGCATCTACCGGGTGACCGGAGAGGACGGCAAAAAGGCGCCGATCGTCATCAACCAGATGATGATGGACCCGGTATCGAACGGAAAGCGCATCATCAACGACGTGACGCTCGGCAAATACTCGGTGGTGGTGGACGACGCGCCGTTGTCTCCGAGCTTCGCCGCGGCGCAATACGACGAGATGATGGCGTTGGTGGAAAAGCTCGCTGCCGGCGGCATGTCGATCACGCCGTTCCTGGACCTGATTATCGGCATGTCCTCGATGCCGCGCAAGAACGAGTGGATCGACCGCATCACGACGCTGCTCGGCGCCCAGCAGGCACCGGTCCCGGGCGGCGCGCCTCCTGCGCCAGGCGGGGCTCCCCCTCCCGGTCCGGGCGGAAACGTCATCCCAATGCCGGCAAGGGCTTGATCCATGCGACTGCTCGAACAGGACATCATCACCCCCGCGCTCCTACAGCGGTTCCGCCTCGAAGGTCAGTATGACGATGCCGACGGCCGGCACTACGCGCTGATCCTGCGGGACGGCGGCGACCTGCTCGCCCATCATCCCGGCTCGCCCAACCTCGACCCTGTGCAGACGATCTGGGCCGGGGACGCGCTCCGCTTGCTCAATCGCGAGCTGCACCATGACGGCGCCTGGGTGGTTTGCTTCACCCACGTCCAGCCGCAGCAGCTCGATTCCGTGCTGCATAACCCGGGCCACGCCAGCTATGGCCGCTACGCGCTGATCTGGCTCGACAATGACGGCGACCCGCAATTCACCGTGGAGTGGGAGGCCGGCAACACGAGCGACCTCCAGGGGTTCGCCGACGTGATGCTGTGCGGGATCGAATCGACTGCGCAGAAATGCGAGGCGGCCTGGCTGATGTGGCACGAGCACATGCGATTGTCGCTCGACCCGCGGGAAGGCGAGATTTTCAAGCGCGCGAAGGGGGAGCAGGCGCCGTCGGCGGTGCATTGAACGGGAAGGTGCGCCCGCGCAGGATCGCGAGCGCCTGATCTTCCGGTAGCGCCTGCCATGCGCGGAACGCCTCGATCAGGCGCCGCTGGAATTCAGGATCAGCCATCTGTTCGGGCGTCGGCGTCGCCATGCCCGCCTTGGTACCACGAAATTCGCTCCCCTGGGAGCCTCGCTCGTTTGCCGAGTAGCGCAAACGCATCCGCTTCGCACTGAGCGACATCAGCGCACTGGCCGCCGCAGTTCGGGCGCTTCCGCACATCCCGCGACAGGAGATGACCCTTGACCATTGCAGGGAACGATTCCGCACAGCCTAAACCCGAGGATCAGACCGCGCCGCCCGCGGCGGATCAGCAGCCTCATAGGCCGCTGAACATCACCGCGATCGAGGAAGTCGATCCAGACGACATCGAACATCGCAACGCCATGGCCGCGGCAGAAGCCGAGGAGGCCGCTGCTAGGGCGCCGAAGGACGATGCCGCCACCGGGACCGTATCGCCAGCACCAGCCGAACCACAGGCCCCCACGGATCAGCCGCTGCAGCCCGGGCAACCGCCCGCCACTGTAGCAATGATCCCGAAGCCGCGGCTCGACGAGGCGCTGAGCAAGACGGAAAAGGCTCTGCAGGAAGCCGCCTATTGGCGTGGACGAGCCGAGGCTGCACTGCCGCCCGGGCAACCGGGAGCACCGGGAGCGCAGCCACCGCCGGCCACGCCGGAGCAACGCCTGTCTGCAATCCACACCGAGATCGATGCCCTCGCGGAGAAATTCGACGCGTGCGAGATCACGATGAAGGATTTCAAGGCGAAGGAACGCGAGCTGCAAACCAGCGAGCAGGCCATCCGCGAGGAAGTCCTGGTCGCCAAGGTGAAGCCCGCATCCGCTCCGCAACAAGGCGGCGGCGACGCCCTCTATCTCAATACGCTGACGGCCGAACTCGAAACCGCGCACCCTTGGGTGAACGTGTTCGAGCAAGTCGGCACCGACGCGGATTGGAATTATCTGAGGACGCTCGCTACCGACAATCTTCTCGCCCGCAACATCGATCCGAGCGCAGGCCCGGTCGGCACCTTCGAGCTCCGCAAGGAGATCGCGGCGCTGGCCGACAAATACGGTCCCGCGCTTCTGAGCGATCGCGCCAAGGCGAAGAACGTCGCGCTCCCAGGTCAAGCTCAACCGCCAGCACCGCCGCAACCCGGTCTCAGTCCGGAAGCCCAAGCGCGTCAGGCAAAGCTCACGCAGCAAGCCGCTGCCCCGCCGAGCCTTGCGTCGATGAATGGCTCCGTGTCCCCGGTCAGCGGGGAACCGTCGGAAGCACAACTCGCGACCATGACGGACGACGACTACGACAAGCTGCCTGAGGCGGTCCGTCGAAAAGCACGCGGTATCTCCGCGTAACAACCTCTCTCCTCGGTGTCACGTATCCCAGAGTAAGGACACCTCACATGCAGACCGACTTCGGCGCCATCCAGGCGGCACGCAAAATCGCCTGGGCGCTCGACGTTTGGAAGGCGGGGCGCGATGCCTCGTTCTTCTTCTCCAAGGGCTTCATCGGAAGTTCGATGAACTCCGTCATCCAGAAGGTCACCGAGCTCACCGAGACCGAGCGCGGCAAGGAATGCGTCATGCAGCTCGTCCTCGACATGCAGGGCGACGGCGTGGTCGGCGACAACGAGCTCGACAACAACGAAGAAGCGCTGCTCAACGACACCCAGACCATCCGCATCGACCAGTTGCGTCACGGCACCAAGTCGAAGGGCGAGATGGCCGAGCAGGCGACCGTCATCCGGTTCCGCGAGCAGTCCAAGGACAAGCTCTCGTTCTGGATCGCGGACAAGCTCGACGAGCTTATGTTCCTGACGCTCTCGGGCCGCGCCTACACGCTCAAGCTCGACGGCTCGACCCGCACCGCCAGCCAGTTGCCCTCGCTGTCGTTTGCGGCCGATGTCGCGGCGCCGTCCTCGAACCGCATCATCTACGCCGGTGCGGCCACCTCGGAAGCCACGATCACCACCTCCGACAAGATGTCGTGGGCGACGGTCGTGCGTTCGCTTGCGGTCGCCGAAGAGCGGCGCCTGCGTCCGATCCGGGACGGCGGCCAGAGCGGCTTCTGCCTCGTGATCCACTCGCGGCAATTGCGCGACCTGCGCCTCGACCCGACCTACCAGACGATCGTGAAGTCGGCCGGCGTGCAGGGATCCAGCAATCCGCTGTTCAAGGGCGCGACTGCCAACGTCGAAGGCGTGGCGATCTACTCCCACAACAAGGTGTTCAACACCTCGGGATTGGCGTCCGGCTCCAAGTGGGGCTCCGGCTCGACCGTCGACGGGGCGCAGGGCATCCTGCTGGGCGCGCAGGCCGGCGGCATCGCGTTGCTCGGCCAGATGTTCTGGCGGGAATCGGACAAGACCGATTACGGCAACCGCCCGGGCATCGGCGTGGGCCGCAAGATCGGCATGCTCAAGCCGCAGTTCAAGTCGGTGCACGACCTGTCCAGCGGCAGCCCGACCCGCCAGGACTTCGGCACCATCGCGGTGAAGACCGCAGCCGCGGCCTAAGCCCCGCATCGCAAACCGTTTGAGCGACAGGGCCACCGCGCGCGAGCGCGGTGGGTTCCCCGCTCGACCCCTCCATCTAAAGGAACATCTCCATGACCCCGAGTGGGAACCGCAACTTCCACATCCAGTTGAAGGACGCCTTCACTGGTGAGGCCATCATCACCGCGGGCGGCGCCTGTCATGTCGCCACCGCGGGCTCGCCCGACAAGGCGACGCTTTACGACAAGGACGGGGCTGCGCTCACCAACCCTGTCACGCCAACCCGCGGCGCGATCGACTTCAACTGCGCCGTTGGCGTCGAGTCCGTGGACCTCTACATCCAGGCCCCCGGCGGACAGTTCGTCGTGCTGACGGGCGTGAAGCCCTCCGGCCCGAACGAGGTGTCGATCGACACATCGAAGAAGGAGCAGACCTACAAGATCCCGTTCTCGATCACCGACAGCGTCGCCGCGACCGAGAAGGACACCGGCTTCGACCTGCCGGCGACCTGCCTGGTGCTCGGCCGGCTCAATGGCCACGGCATCTATGTGACGGCCATCGACGCCACCGAGACGATCGATGTCGGCACGCTCACTGGCGAGACCGGCGCCGATCCGAACGGCTTCAATGCCGCTGCCGTGCTCGACAACCTCGGCGCGCTGGTCGGCACTAACGGCGCGCTGTTCTCGACCAACGCGCCCTATGCGTCCGACGCCAATGCGTCGAAGTCGATCAGCTACACGCTGACGACGGGCTCGGACACCGCCAAGGGCTACATCCTGCTGCCACTCAGGCTGATCTAAGCGGCGCCATCCATAACGGCCCGGCCCCGCATCGAAGCGGGGCCGGGCACCTTCACGCGCCATCTCACGCGGCCGTGCGCGGCTGCGCGACGTGACGCGGGATCGTCACAGCCACCCACAGGAGCGATGCCATGAGTAGTGCCACCTCAGCCCAAGCCAAACCCGATGCCAAATCCGATGCCAAGCCCGATGCCAAACCGAAATCCCCCGCCCTGATGCTGGTGCTCGACACCACGGCCGCGCCCGGCGCGCCCCGCATCCACGAACAGACCGTCGACGGTCTCAACCGCCAGTTCACATTCGAGGCCAACAAGGGCTTGCCGCTCGAACCGGCCATCGCCGCTAAGTTTCTACGGCACGATGCTTTCAAGCTCGTGGACGAGGCCAACAACGTCATTCCCTATGCCCGCCCGCCGCGTCAGCCGGAAGATTTGCAGGCCGGCGAAAAGCTTTCGCTCGGCAAGGACGAGACCGTTGCGCGCTATGACGAACTGACCAACGCCGCGCTGCTCAAGCGCGCGCTGCCGCTGCCGGGCGGCGAGCGCTTCGCCGACAACCCCGAGCGCGGCGCCGTCATCGCCTTCATTCTCGACACCAAGGCGAAGATGGCGGAATCCAACAAGGCGAAGACACCCGACGTCGGCAAGGACGACTTCATTCCG